CGCTCACGCCCGACGCAAAGCGTCGACTCGCGGAAGCGGAAAAGCGCGGTAATGCCCCTGCGACTCCCTACGGTTTCTCGCTTCCTCCCGCTGCTCCCGCTGCTCCCGCTGCTCCCGTCGCGACGCCCGAAGCGCCCGCGTCGGTTACGCCGCCTGTCGCCGCGCCAGAACCCGTCGCGACGCTTCCTCCTGTCGGCGGAACCGGACCCATGCGCCAGATCGCAGCGCCGCCGATGGCCGCTGGCGGCGCTGTCGCCGCGACCGCGCCCCCGCCCGGTGGATCGGTCGCGCTGTTCGCTGGCCTCGAGAAGCAATACGGGCTCCCTACGGGTCTGCTCGACGCAGTCTGGAAAATCGAATCCGGGCGCGGCCAGAACATGCTCAGTCCGAAGGGCGCCAAGGGGCACTTCGGTTTCATGGACGCGACTGCCAAGCAATACGGCGTAGCGAACCCGAATGACCTCACGCAGTCAGCCACGGGCGCCGCGAAGATGTATGCGGATCTACTCAAACAGACCGGGGGCAGTCTGCCCGCCGCGCTCGCCGCCTACAACTGGGGCATCGGCAACCTGCAACGCAAGGGCCTCGGCGCGGCACCGGAGGAAACGCGCGGTTATATCCAGAAAGTGACCGCCAGCATGGGCGCCGGCGCGGGCGCGGGCGATAACGTACGACCGATGGCCCCCGTTTATGCGCAACAGCCGAACACAGCGACGACGAGCGCCGCGCCGACCAACGGAAAGGTGCTCGTCGAGATCGTACTCGCGAATATGCCGCAAGGCAGCAAGGCGAACACGCAGACGAGCGGCAACGTCACCGCGACCACGCGCGTTCGCGAACCGATGCTCACGCATAACGTGGTCTAGTCATGGGCATTCAAACTCAACTGTTGAACACCGTCGGCAGCGTCGGCGGGATCGGTAACGCCGCGAGTACGCTCGCCTCAGTGCTAACGGGCGCGCCGAGTACGTGGCAGGCGACGATCCGGCAGGCGTCCTTTCGGGGGATCCCGTTCGCCGTGCTGGCGGCCGATACCGCGTTCGGGCGGCGCAAGGCCGTGCATCGCTATCCGCAACGCGACGGCGTCTGGTCTGAGGACCTCGGGCGCGAAGCGCGGCTCTATCACGTCGAAGGCTTTCTGCTCGAAAATGATGCGGTCTATCACGGCGGGCCGGTGCTCGGCCAGCGCGATCGTATTATCCGCGCGTTCGAAATGCCGGAGGACGGCGAGCTCGTCCACCCGACGCTAGGCCGCGTGTACGTCTCGGGACTTCAGGCGCAATGCCGCGAGCGTTGGGACGCGGGCCGGTACTTCGAACTCAAACTGACGTTCATCGAGGCGGGCGAACAGCGTTTTCCGCAGATCGGCGCCAGTACCGGAAATCTGCTCACGCAGGCGCTCGGCGCGCTCGGTCTGTCGAACGTGGCCGACTTCCTTGCCAAGACGGCGGGGATCCTGCAATACGGCGCCTCGATCATCAGCACCAGCGTTAGCATGGCGCTGAGCTGGTACACGCAGGCGCTCGGCCTGATTCACGACGTCAAGCGCTTTTACGGCTCGATCAGCACGCTGGTGAATAGCGTCGAGGCGCTGTTCTCGGGCGACAGTACCAGCACTACGACGCTCGCGAATCCGAGGAGCAGCAAAAGTGTCGTCGCGGGCAGCTTCGGACGCTACTTCGGGGGCGCGAACGCAGGTTATTCAGCGACGACAGCGCAGCGCATCGCGCCGACTACGGTCGCGCAGCTCATCGCCAACGACGCCGCCGCGCGTACGGCGCTCGATACGGCCGGAAAAGCGCTCATAGCGGCCGCCGCGAACCCCGCCGATGCGCAGACCTACGCCGCCGCCGCGCAGGGCCTAGCCGACGCGCTAGGCGCGTCTGCGGCGGATCCTGCCGACCGGATACGGCTCCTCACGCAGCTTTCGACCTATCAGGCGACGAACCCGACTACGTCGAGCGCGACCGGCAACGCGATCGCCGCCATGCAGACGGCGACAACCAAGCTATTCAACCGGGCGGCGCTGGCCTCGCTCGCCGCGGCGTCGAGCACGTATCAACCGACCTCGCAGGAGGACGCGGGCGCGGTCTCCGATCAGATCACGCAGACTTTCGACGCCGCCATCATCGACGCGGGCAACACCGCGAGCGATGACGTCTACGCCGCGCTGACGACGACGAAAAAAGCCGTGATCACGGATCTGAAGGCGCGCGGCGGACAGCTCGCGCACATCGGCGCGTTTCACTTCAACGCGAGTCTGCCCTCGCTCGCGCTCGCGCAGCGTCTCTATCGGGATCCGGCGCGCGCCGACGATCTGGTCAAGCAGGCAAATCCGAAACACCCGGCTTTCATGCCGTCCGACTTCCAAGCGCTCGCGACATGAGCACGATTCCGACGCCGCCGACGTTCAAGGATCAGGCCGTGCTCGTGGTCGGCAACGGTACGGCGCTCAAGGGCTGGCAAAGCGTACGCGTCTCGCGCTCGATCGAGCGTCTGCCGTCCGACTTCGGTCTCGGCATGACCGAGCGTTTCATCGATGCGAGCGTAGTCGCGGTCAGTCCGGGCGATCCGTTCCAGCTCCTGCTCGGCGCCGATATCGTGATGACGGGCTATGTCGATAGCGTGAATGCGATGCTCGCGCCTGACGAACACACGCTCGCCGTCGCGGGGCGCAGCAAATGCGCGGATCTGATCGACTGCGCGGCGGAGTGGCCGGGCTCGCAGATCGCGAATTCGAATCTGGAGCAGATCGCGGCGCAGCTCGCGAAGCCGTACGAAGGGCTCGAAGTCTGGAGCGATCTGACTGGCCTGCCGATCGTTACGAACATGCAATTCATGCTCGGCGAGACCCCCTACAGCATTATCGAACGGGTCGCGCGCTTCTCGGCGGCGCTGGTCTACGACGATCCGGAAGGCCATCTGATCTTGACGCGCGTAGGCAAGGAGTTTGCCGCAGGGGGCTTACACGAAGGGATCAATGTCGAGAACGTGACCTCGGCGTTTTCCATGCTCGATCGCTTCTCGGAGTACATCGCCGTACTACAGGCGCTCGACATGTATCAGGACTTCTCGGGGGGTAGCCAGAACGTGATCACGACGCAGCAAGATCCCACCGTGCCGCGCCATCGCCGTCGCATCATTATCGCGGAGAATACCAGCGCGGTCGGCGTGCAGATCACAGCGCAACGCGCCGTATGGGAAATGAACCGGCGCACCGCGCGCAGCGCGTCCGTCACCGTCACGACTGATTCATGGCGCGACGCATCGGGCGCGCTCTGGAAGCCCAACACACTCTGTCACGTCGAGCTCCCCAGCGTGAAGGTCGCTACCGCCGATCTGCTGATCGGCTCCGTCACGTACCGGCTCGATCAGAGCGGCACGCACGCCGATCTGACGTTGATGCCGCCCGACGCGTTCAAGCCCGAACCGTACTTCCTGCAACCGCAGACGGCAGATGTGAAGTCGGTTGATACGAGCAAAGTGCAATGATCGAAGCTGCGCTGGAAAACCTTGCGAACCGGCTTCGCATGCTAGTCGGACGCGGACGGCTGACCGCGAGCAACGATAGCGGGCCCGTACAGACCCAGCAAGTCAAGATGAGCCCGCTCGAAACGGGCGACAACCGCCTGCGCATCGCGGAATTCGGTTTTACCTCGATGCCGCCGATTGGCTCGGACGCTGTCGTGCTGTTCATCAGCGGCGATCGCTCGGCGGGCGTCGTGATCGGCACCGCGCATCAGAGCTCGCGTCCGCGCAACCTGAAGTCGGGCGAAACGAAGATCTACAGCGTCGACGGCAAGCACGTCTATCTGGCGGGCGATCACATCGAAATCAACGCGAACGGGCAACCCGTCACCGTCAATAACGCGAGCACGGTCACGATCAACGCGAGTACGTCGATTACCTGCAACACGCCGGTTTTGAAGTGTACCGGCGATATCGTCGACAACTGCAACACGAATACGCGAACTATGGCCGGAATGCGGCAAGTCGCAAATAGCCATACGCACAACGTGACGAGCGTACAGACCGGCGGCAGCACCGTGGTCAGTAACCCACCGAATCAACCTATGGTCATGCGTGATGACGAGGAGCCGTGATGGATATCACGACGATCTGGAATACGCCCGACTGTCATGGCGACTGGCAAATGAACGGCGCCGATCTGCTGAGTGGTAACGATCTGTCGACGGCGATCCTCATTTCGGTCTTCACCGATCGCACGGCGCTCGCTGATGACGTGATTCCCGATGGCACCGGGGATCCGCGTGGCTGGTGGGGCGACGTCGCAGACGCACCGCCGATCGGCTCGCGCCTCTGGCTTCTGTCGCGCGCCAAGCAGACCGACGAAACCCTCCGGCGCGCCTACGACTATCTGGTCGAAGCGCTGCAATGGCTGATCGACGACGACGTCGTGGCGCGCTTTGACGTGCTCGTGCAATGGATCCGTCCAAGCATGCTCGGCGCGCAGATTACCGCGCATCGCGTCGACGGCACGATCACGACGACGCGCTTTGATTGGGCGTGGAACGGGATAACCTGATATGCCTTATGCACGCGAAACCCTAGCGCAGATCCGCGCGGATATCGCCGCCGACATCGTCGCGGCGCTTCCGTCTGGCGCCGACTCGCTGCTGCGCTTCTCGAACCTCGGGATCCTCGGCGATACGCAAGCGGGCCTCTCGAACGAACAGTACGGCTATCTCGACTGGATATCGCTTCAGGCCACGCCGTACACCGCCACCGATGAATATTTGCAGGCGTGGGGCGCGTTAAAGGGCGTCTATCTGAAGGACGCGACCGCCGCGAGCGGCAGCGCGGTATTCGTCGCGACACCGAGCGTTCCGCCCTTGCAGATCAGCGCAGGCACGACGATCACGCGCGGCGACGGCGAAACCTACACCGTGCAGACGACCGCCGTTGCAGACGCGAACAATAACATCACGGTCACGGCGCTGGATAACGCCACGGGCGCGCAAGGCAACGCGCTGTCCGGTACGCTCTTTTCGCTTTCGATGCCGATCACGGGCGTACAGGCGAACGGCTCGGCCAGTACGGCATTCACGGGCGGCGCTGACGTCGAAGATCAGGAGCTCTATCGCGCGCGCGTACTCGCCGCATATCAACAGCCGCCCGCTGGCGGCGCTCAGAGCGACTACATCAATTGGGCGCTGGCCGTGCCGGGCGTGACGCGCGCATGGGTTACGCCCAATGGCTACGGAACCGGTACGGTCGTCGTGTATGTGATGCTCGATCAGGCCAACGCGGCAAGCGGCGGCTTTCCACAAGGCTCGAACGGCGTGGCGGCGAAGGAGCCGCGCGGGACCGCAGCGACGGGCGACCAGCTCACGGTCGCGAACGCGATCTATCCGGTTCAGCCCGTTACCGCGCTGGTGTACGCCGTCTCGCCAACGCAGCAGCTCGTCAATTTCACGATTACCGGACTCAGCACCGCGACGACGACCACGCGCAACGCGATCGCCGCGGCGATCAAGGATGTGTTTTTCCGCATGGGCACGCCGGGCGGAATGATCATGCTCTCCGATATCAATAGCGCGATCGCGGCGATTCCGGGCACGTCGGGATTCGTGATTACCGTTCCCGCCGCGAACATTCAGTGCACGACGGGCGCGCTGCCCGTGCTCGGCACGATCACCTATTCGTAACTCATGGCCGCGCCCAATCTCCTCACGAGTGACTTCGTGAGGGCGTTTCTCGCGCTGCTGCCGCGCGGACGCGTCTGGCCGAAAGGGCTCGAATCGCTTCAGGCGCAGACCGTCACGGGGCTGGTCGGCTGCTATCAAAAGCAGACCGCGCGCGCCAATAACCTCCTCGTCGACGCCTTCCCCGCGACTACCTACGAGCTCCTGCCCGAATGGGAGGCGAGCCTTGGTCTGCCCGATCCGTGCGTCGGTACGCCGGGCTCCGTGCAGCAACGTCGCCAGCAAGTCGTCGCGCGTCTCACGAACTCAGGCGGACAGTCTGCCGCGTACTACATCAGCGTCGCGGCCGCGCTCGGCTACACCGTCACCGTCACGAACTACGCGCCGTTTCGCGCGGGTCAGAGCTCGGCAGGGCAGCAAGTCGGTACCACAGACTGGTTTTTCACATGGTCGATCAACGCACCGACTAATACGGTCACGCACTTCGCGGCGGGTCAGTCAGCGGCGGGCGATCCGCTCGCGACGTGGGGCAACAAGGTTCTCGAATGCGAAATGAACGCGCTTAAGCCCGCCCACACCATCCTGCAATTCCACTATTCATAAACGGATTGACGCCATGTATCAGATCGATAATGCGACGGCAGCGGCGACACAACCCGCGTCGAGCGCGCCCGGTACTTCGGGCTTTTTCACGGACGGGAATCCCGCGACGAACATCCCCGCGACGATCGTACCGGGTGAATGGCTGAATGCCGTGATGATGGAAATCTGCAATGCGATCACGGCGAGCG